AGTTAATAAACCTAAACAAGGATTTGGTTTAAGATCATGGAGATATGCTGCTATTATAAACGATGGTAAATTAGAAAAGGCATATGTTGAACCTGGCGTAAACAATTTTAGTGATGATGATGATCCTTATACGGTATCTAGTCCATCTCATGTATTAGAACAATTGACAAAATAACATTTTAGTGTTATAATTATATTATGAAATACAATGAAGATAAAATCCTTAAAGAGATTGACGAGTATATAAAATCTACTTACGGCCAACATTACTCAAAAGGTAAAGATGGCTTTCAAGTTTTAGATTTACTTAAAACTCTTAACATTGGAAAAGATTTTTGCCATGCAAATGCAATTAAATATTTGTGTAGATATGGCAAGAAGAATGGTCACAATAGGGTTGACTTATTGAAGGCCATACATTATACTATACTATTATTAAATTATGATAAGGAGAAGAAATGAAAATAAGTGAAGCGACAGTTAGTGTATTGAGAAATTTCTCAGACATTAACAACAATATATTATTCAAACCAGGCAAAACAATTGCTACAATGTCCACTATGAAAAACATAATGGCAAAGGCAGATGTTGCTGAAGAGTTTGAATCAGAGTTTGGTGTATATGACTTACCAGAGTTTTTAAGAGCACTAGATTCTTTTGCAAAACCTGTATTAAAGTTTAACGGTTCTGCTAATCTACAAATCAAAGATGAGAGTTCCTCTCTATCAGCAAGATATGCTTTTGCTGACAAATCTACTTTAGTTGTTCCGACTAAAGAAATACAAATGCCTGACAAGACGGTCACATTTACTTTAAAAAATAGTGACTATGATTCTGTCAAAAAACTATATACAAATTTAAGTCTACCTGATATTGCATTTAAAGGTGAGAATGGCAAGATTAAATTAGTTGCATTAGATAAGAAAAATAGTAATTCAAATGTATCATCTATTGAAGTTGGTACTACTGATATTGAGTTTACTGCTTACATCAAGGCAGAGAATATGAAGATTATTCCTGGCGAATATGATGTTGCATTATCTAAGGCGAAGATTGCTCATTTCATAAACAAAAAAGTTCCTGTGCAATATTGGATTGCATTAGAAGCTGATTCAACATTTTAGAGGTGTTGAATGTCAGACTTTTTATGGGTTGAAAAATACCGTCCTAAAAAAATATCAGATTGTATTTTAAGTGAAGACTTAAAATCTACCTTTCTAAAATTTTTAGATAGTAAAGAACTACCTAATCTTCTCCTCTCTGGCACAGCAGGTACGGGCAAAACAACGGTTGCTCGTGCCTTATGTGAAGAACTAGGTGTTGATTATATCATCATCAATGGTTCAGATGAGGGTAGACACATTGATACTTTAAGGACTACAATCAAAAACTTTGCGTCTAGTGTTTCATTAGATGGCAATTCAAATCACAAAGTAGTTATTATTGACGAGGCTGATTATATGAATCCTGATTCTGTTCAGCCTGCATTAAGAAACTTTATCGAAACATTTTACAAGAATTGTAGATTTATATTTACTTGTAATTTTAAGAATAAGATAATACCTGCCTTACATAGTCGTTGTACTTGCATTGATTTTAGAATTACAAATGGTCAAAAGATCAAAACTGCTACTGCTTTTATGGGTAGATTATCAGATATTCTAAAACAAGAACACATAGAATTTGATAAGAAGGTACTTGCTGAACTAATACAAAGACACTATCCAGACTTTAGAAGAACTATCAACGAACTACAAAGATATTCTGTAAGAGGTAAGATAGATAGTGGTATATTAATTTCTCTATCAGAAATCAATAATAAAGAACTAGTCAAGTTATTAAAAGAAAAAAGATTTAGTGATATGCGTAAATGGGTTGTTCAAAACCTAGACAAAGATCCTTCATCTCTATTCTCAGGTATCTATGACATCTTATACAAGAACTTACAACCTCAATCAGTCCCTGCTGCCGTCTTAACTATTGCAGATTACCAATATAAATCAGCCTTTGTCGCAGACCACGAGATAAATATGGTTGCCTGTTTAACACAAATCATGGCAGAATGTAAATTTAAGTAGAGGAGAAAATGGCAAGACGAACTTTTTGGCGAAAACTTATAGTAAAGTGCAGAATGTTTTGGGCTGACATTAGAGGACATCACGGTAAAGTATGGGATTATGAACCAGGAGATTACTATATGGGTTCTCATAAAGGTCACAAAAAACATGAAAAGCATTAATTATGATTGAATATAAACTATCTGATTATCTAAATGCAATAAACTTTAGTAAAGTTAATTTGCTTGATGGGACTGACTTGACTTGGGAAAAGAAGTACCCACCATACATTATTAATCGTTGTCTATCTCAACATGTTGACGCTATTATGATGGCAAACGAGATGAATATACGTCACGGCCTTAATAAGCGTCTTCAGTTTCACTTTCTACTAAATAGTATTCGTAAGAGAAAAAGATTTGGTGGCAAGTGGACATCTACTGCTAAATCAAAAAATTTAGAGTATGTAAAAGAATATTATGGTTATAGTAATGCAAAAGCAAAAGTAGCCCTTGACATACTAGATAAAAAACAATTGAATCTTATCAAGGACAAACTTGATAAAGGTGGGAGAAAAAGATGAGTGAAGAAAGCTTCAATTGGTCACCAGAGCAGATGTTAGAGGTTACTCTTAATCAACCTGATGACTTTTTAAAAATTAGGGAAACCTTATCCCGAATAGGTGTTGCAAGTCGTAAAGATAAAACTTTATTTCAAAGTTGCCACATACTTCATAAACAAGGTAAATATTACATAGTACATTTTAAAGAATTATTTGCTTTAGATGGCAAGAAAGCCACTCTAATTGAAAATGATGTACAGAGAAGAAATACAATCGCTATATTATTACAAGACTGGAACTTATTAACGATAGTAAAAGCAGATGAGGCAACAAATAAAGCGCCTCTATCACAAATAAAAATCATTGCATTTAAAGAAAAGAAAGAATGGAATTTACAAGCGAAATATAATATTGGTAAGAAAGTAGTTAACGAAGAAACAAAATCTGAATAATTGAAAGGATATATTATGATTAGATTATACAGGCTCTCAACAGGAGAAGACGTGATTGGTACGCCAATCGAAGAAGGTGATCCATTAAATGAAGGTGAAGAGGTTGTCAACCATATAGAGTATGAATATATTAAGAAAGCATTTGTATTAATACCAATGCAAGGTCAACCAGGACAACCTATGTCAATAGGTTTTCATCCTTACATACCATACACAAAGGATGAGATTATAAAAATCAAACACGCAAATATAATTTGCGAAACCAATCCAGATCAAAACCTAATTGACGCATACGATAAGAACACAAGCAGTTTAGTAAAACCTAAAACAAAACTTATAGTGTAATGAAACAAATCAAGGTACATTTTAAAACTAGAAATGGTGAAACAGAAACCGTTGAGGTACCTGAATACAATACCCTCATGGAGGCTTCAAAATATTATTCTAAATCAGGATATATTGATAACATAGACGCTGATTGTGGTGGTGCTTGCTCATGTGCAACCTGTCATGTATGGGTAGATGAAAAGTGGGTTGACAAAGTAGGTAAACCAAAAGGCGATAGTGCCGAACAAGAATTATTAGATTATGATCCTTTGATGAAGGAGAATAGTAGGTTGAGTTGTCAAATAACTTTAGATAAAAAACTCGATGGACTTATAGTCCATATACCTAAACAAGAATAAGCGGGTGTGGTTCAATAGTAGAACGTATCGTTGCCAACGATAAGACGACGGAGCGTAACCGTCCATCCGCTCCAATATATTATGTTGCGTGAAATAAAAATACTACACAAAAATAAAGCAGCTGAATTTATAGTTGATAGACATTATTCACCAGTAATGCCAAGCCTAACTAGATATTATTGTGGTTACTTTATAGATGATAAATTACAAGGTGTCATAACATTTGGTTATGGTGTCAGACCACAACACACGATTAAGAAGTTGTTTCCTACTTTAGAGGCAAAAGATTACCTAGAGATAGGTAAGATGTGTATGGATGATAGTATGGGTAAGAACAGCGAAACTCAAATGTTATCACTTGCGTTTGCATGGTTAAGACAGAAAGAACCTAATTTAAAATATCTATTTACATGGGCAGATGGCATAGTAGGTAAACCAGGATATGTGTATCAAGCATTTAACTTCTTATATGGTGGATACATTATGACAGATACTTACGTTAGTGATAAGGGTGAGAAGATACACCCTAGGACAATGCAGAAATATATGCCACATAGAAAAGAAGGTCTTAAAATAGGTAGTAGACCTGACTTTGAAACTAGAAAGAAATTAAAATTTACAAGGGTCAAAGGTAAACAATTTAGATATATCTTACCTATGACTAAAAAGGATAGAAAGTTTTTGAAACACAGCACGGTAGAATGGTCTATGAAATATCCTAAAGATAAGGACTTAATATGGAAAGTCTTATTGCCAGGCAAGGATAAGTATGAAACGACAACAAAAAAACCATTTGACATTTCAAAGACAATAGAGTATAATAGACATAATGTTAATAAGTATAAGAGTGAAAATAATTTAGAGAGGTTTATGATATGAATATGGCGAGTGACTTTTATACAAATGTCCTAGAATACAAAGGCAAACTTCTTATCAGAGGTGTCGCTAATGGTCAATCATATCTAAGTAGAATTAATTTTGAACCGACACTATTCGTACCAACAAAAGAAAAAACAAAACATCAGACACTAGACGGCAAGTTTGTTGCACCTAAAAGATTTGCAAGTATATCAAAAGCAAAACATTTTATAGATCAGTATAAGAGCATACCTGAGTATAAAATCTATGGCATGAATCGTTATCAATATCAATATATCGCAAGTCATTATAAAGATGAAGTACGATGGAATAAAGACTATATTAAAATCTTTACGCTAGATATTGAAACAACCTGTGATGAAGGTTTTCCTGATATAGATAATCCTAAAGAAACTATCATTTGTATTACGGTGAAGAACCATAGTAATAAACAGATATTAACTTGGGGTACTGGTGATTTTATTTCTAAGAAAGCAAACGTGACATATGTAAAATGTCAGAATGAAAAACATCTTCTATTAGAGTTTCTAAAATTCTGGTGTAAGAATCATCCTGATATTGTGACAGGTTGGAATGTAAAGTTTTTTGATATACCTTATTTGATGAATAGAATGAGAATGATATTTGAC